TGCCTTCTCTATTATCTCACCCTGTCGAAACCAATTCACCCCCATCATAAGTATACTTCGTCCTGCAGTACGGTCCTTTTCACAAAGAGTCGCACGGTCTGCAAATATACTTATGGTGGAGGTGGGGGTATCGAAACCCCGTCCAGAATGCCTTTACTTCAAAGGATTATACAACAATCTCTGTTCTACAGCATATTTAGCCCAAGATCCAAAAAAAGTTCCTGGATTCTCTTTGTCATACTGCGCACGTAATTCTTTAAAATTATCTATCCAAGTGTCACGTTTTTCTACAAACACTTGGCACAGCTCATCATCTACACCAATTATAACTACTAAATCAGGTACTGGTATTCCAGTTCTTTCTTCAAAAGCCACAGAATAAGCAGCGCATTGCATAAAATAGTTACCTATCCATTTCTTTTCTTTTGGCTTAGAAGCTGTCTTAAAATCAATGACAGACAATCTTCCATCATATTCCGCTATACAGTCAACTGTACCCGCTACTTTTAAATAGTCACTATAAAGAGTAGTTTCTAAGCATCTAATGTTATTTATCTTTGACAGCTCAGGTAACATTGAATCCCATATCGCCCTGTCCAACATCTCCGGAACAACGCTTTCGTTGTTAAGGTAGTTTTCACAAAGGGAATGTATCTTTGTTCCTCGTTTAGAGGCTCTGGTGGATATCTTCGTGGCTTCTTCTTCGCCAACTCTTTTTCTCCATTCCATAATAGATTGCTTGTTAAACAATCCAGTGACGGTCGTAACGCTTGGGTAGGCAAGACCCGATGGGGTTTGATATAATCTAGTACCATCGGGCTTTGTAACGCGTTCAAGTTTGGGTATATCATAGCGAATGTGATTAAACAAACATACTCCTAGTGCACGTAACTTTCTTCATAGTTCATTCTTGCAATTATATATTCTTTTACTAAGGAAGATCTAACTATGTCATTTACTTGAAATTCAATTGTCCTTGCCGAAGGCATCATGTCTAAGATGACCATGAACTTCTTCAACCCCGATAAATCATTCTTCTTATATAGGTCAGTTTGTCTGAAGTCCCCACAAAAGATAATCTTTGATCTATTTCCAACTCTTGTTATAATACTGTTTAATTCCATGTCAGACATATTCTGACACTCGTCTACAATGATAATCGAATCATCTAATGTTATACCTCTAACAAAAGACGTAATCATAAAGTTTATACTATTTTGCTCTTGAAGTCTACTAAAAGCATCCTTTCTTGCAAATAAGTCTTCACAAATTTCTTCATACGGTCTTTGATATACTTCTGCCTTTTCTTTCTCATCTCCAGGTAGATGTCCTATCTCTCGGGATGGTACAGCAGATCTAACAACGACTACTTTCTTATATGTGGATGACCTATTTAAGACCTCTTCTAGGGCTTTAAAAAGAGCTATGTACGTTTTACCAGAGCCAGCTACTCCGTGTAAAAGTAAAATCTGAGAATTTTCATATAGATCAAAAAACTTCTTTTGATTAATTGTCAGAGGTGATATTTCTTTTAAATCTTCCTGCTTAATCTTTAATTTATTACTTACTACTTGTAGATGAGTTTGATTGTTATGTCCTTCTTGTGCAACAGCGTTTCTTCTTGACATAGACCCTCTTAGTAAAGAAAAAAAGACCAAGGTTGCTGAACCGTTGGTCTTTAGAGTTGGTGGTTGGGAGATTGCGAATCATTTTCTTGATAATCTATCAGCCAGATTGGATTTGTAGTTAGCACTAGCAATTTTAGAAACTACTTCTCTAAAACCATCATCGTTTCTTCTAATACCCAATCTGACAGAGTCACCCATTGCAAACCCAGTACCCTGCTCGAAAAATCGTTCAAGGCGTGGATTATCTTTTATAAACTGATCGTAAGAAGAAATGTTAAAATAATATTCTTCTACTTCTTCAGTGTCTTTATTGAGGAATGTATACTTCGGCATAATTGTATTTATTAAATCCAACTTTCGTTAGTATAAATCTGAAAGGAGAGATTCTGACCCACCATGTTCAAAATCTCTTGCTTCTTCTGCTCTAGTTTATCTAAGGAACCAAAAACCCCAACGTGCTTAGAATTCTTTTCACGTCCCTTAGAATCTACCTGCTTATACTCCAAAATGTAAGATGTCTTCATTTTTCAATGGGTTAATTGATTGAAGGCTAATTGGTTGCAAAGCAGCAATTTGTTCTTTAGTAATTCCACCAGACGTTGGAAAAGAATTAAAAGAACCAGCGTATGCTTTTTGACTAGAAGCATTTGTCTGACTAGGAATAATCTTCAATTGACCATCCAACTTATATCCACATCCTTGGAGAAAATCTTCAAACTTTGTTAAGATGTGCTCAATACTTACTGCTTTAAAATTAAGAGTTACATTTTCTCCATCAGGTGTATTGAAATTAAAATCAAAACTATTTCTTGTATCATTATCCCACATTATAAAGCTCCTTATATAAATTTTCTGTATAAAGCAATTATGCTTTTACAGGCTTCAACGACTTTTTTGCTACTGACTTCTTTTTTTCCACAACCTCTTCTACTACCTTTGGAGGAAGTAGTTTAGGAAAAGCTTCTCTTACTAAATCATCTGTAATGGATTTGTAAAGAGTAGACAATTTACCATCTTTAGCAGCACAAATAATATCTGCTTCAGTGTAATGCATACCCTCTAACATCTCCATGAATAGACTTTCTTTCTTCAACTTAGGTAGTTGAGTATTAGGATCACCCCAGATGTAAAACCTCTTTAATTCGTTTTGAATTGAAGTCTGATGATAACCAATAGGCTTTCCGGTTTCTCGTTTGTAAGGTGGAGCACCTTCGGGTAAATGGAATACTACATTGGGATCATAGTTCAAAGCTAATACATATAGCAACGCATGACTAGATTTATTTTCTAGCAGAATATCTTTTTTTTGATCAACGGACTCAGCTTTCTCAACCAAGTCTAACATTTCAGATACTAATAACATTTAAAACTCCTCCAAGTAATCAACCATCTGTTTCATTTTATGTTCAATAAAATAATTCAAGATACGACTTTTATCATTTTGATTGTAGTTCTCAAAACTATTTATGATCTGAGTTTCAATGATCTTTGGTATCTCAGAGAAATCTACTAGTCTTTTATTACGATCAAAATTACGTTTAAAACTATCATCAGTAGGTAAAGTAGTAGGATCGTCTAACCAGTCTTGTAGCTTTTTAGAAGATACTGGCTTTTGTCTTTCACCATTAATAATAGAATCGTCAGCAGAGAATACATTTGGAATTCCATCTCCTCTATCACCTTTAATAATGTGCTCTAGCACTAAATGCTCAGGAGGTCTTTCAGCTTTAACGAATTTATTCTTCAATGATGAATACTGTTTAATATTTTTGTACTTTTGTAATTGGAAGAAGTCATGATCACCAGAAACAATTAATACTTTCTCCATTGAATTAATTTGAGTCCATTTGCAAAGTGTGGCAATAATATCATCAGCTTCTGCGCCAGGAACTTCTAATACTTTATATGGAAACGTTTCTTTAAGTTCATTCTTAATTTGACTAATAGCATTAAAGATCATATTCCAATCATAACCAGATTCGTCTCTAGCCTTCTTACGATTGGATTTATAGTATTGAAAGTATTCTTTCCTCCAATATTTTTCTTTACTATCACAAGCAATAACCATATTACCGTAATCTTCTTTAAACCTGTTGTTATAACTCCTAAGAGTGTTTAACACCATGTGACGAAGCAAAGGAATTTCTAACTCAATATCTTTACGACCATTTAATTCAGCCATTAAGTTAGAAATAATAGTTTGCGAGTAATCCACTATAATCATAATTTATCCAGTTCATTCAAAAGCTGATTTTTTCTTCTTAAATACTTTTTCCATTATTTCTTTTGGAATCTCAGTGATCTCAGTAATAGAAGACTTATCTACAATTACTTGATTTTTTTCTTTCACAGCTTTAGGAACATATTGCCTATAAGTTGGCTTAGGTTTAGGTATTTGTTTAATCTCTCTATTAGCTGCTATAAGAAGTATAATAGCTAATGGATCAAATACCAACACTAACAATATAATAACTGCTCTTACTGCTTTTTCGAGTGTTCCCTCAGTTGACTCTCCATAAAGAAGATCAGCAATGTATTTGATCGGTCCAACCTCTGCAACTGTTCGTCTCGTTTCTTTTCTGAGCGGGTTGGCTTCAGTATTAAGAGTCTTAATTGTTGCAGCCGAAGTGTTAATTTCATTAGCCAATAAGGCACGTTCTTTTCTCTGTAGATTACGAATCCTAACAGCCTCCGTGATATTTGACTGATCAACCAGTCTATCGAGACCAGTAAGAGATTTTTGAGCATTGTCTATCCTTCTTTGTTCGTCTTTGATCTGATCTTCTAACAGCTTTAGTTCAATTGAAGTATCAGCACCACCTAATGTTTGATCGATGTGTGCCTTAGATAAGAACCCAAAGATTCCCATTGAAGTAATAAAGGAAAGGATAACAACAGCAACAGTAAAGTAGTACTTAATTATTGCGGGCGCTGTCTTCCAGTTTCTGTATAACCATGAGGCACATACTAGCTTAGAGAGCTCTAAAGTTACACCCATAAGGACAATAGGGATCACAGCAGTAGGAAATATAGCTACCAGACCTACAATAGAGTAGTAAGCAGCAACTGCTGATAACAAAAAAGCCGAAAAGAATAATATAATAATAAATGTCATTTTAGTTTGTTCAAGTGAGATTTACTTACTTTAACCATAATCCAACTATTATACCACAGATCAGCATTTTCTAAAACTGACTTTTCAAACTGTTCCTTTGCTTCCAAGTAGTTAGTTACACCCTTAGACTTGCAGAGATGAATTATTTCTCTTGTGAAGTTTTCTTTACCAAGAAGCTCAATGTCTTGTTTGAGTTCATCTGAAGAGGACCAATAGTCTTTCCAGTCTGATTCTGCCTTATACTTTTTTCTGACTTTATTGACTTGTCTTCTTTTAAGAGACCAGAAGAACTTTTTACCGATGTATTTTCTACCAGATAGCACGTTAGTAATAATGTAAACAAATCCATAATATTCACCTGGTTCATGAAAAGGTTCTCCGTTGTACAACCATTCACTCGTCGTCATCTATCTCTTCTTCGTGTTCCTCTTCTATATCTCCACCGCAGAAAGGACAAAAGAAAACTTGATAATTTTGATCTTCCATCTGATGTTTTATTTTAAATAAAGCATCGCAGTGGTAGCAATTATACTCTTTTAGCATCTATGTCTACCTTTATAACTTCTACTCCACACTTGATTAAGAACTCTACTCCAAATGTGTCTCTGTATTCGTTCTTGTAATATACCGTTGTTATACCTGAAC